ACAATAATTATTGATTGTGATACCATGATATTAAATTAAAATTATTACCTTATCAAGAGACATAGTTAGTCCATGTGTGCCTAAATAAATAACTAAAAACAATAAGAGTGGAACTCAAAAATTCCACTCTATTTTTATATCCTCATTATCTATAAATATTTGTTTGATTAGAATACTTAACATCTGCTGACGCTCACCCAAATTTGAGTACTCCCATATCACAGGCAACTCTGCCAGTAAATCTTCTATTCCAGATATATCTGCAACCTCTTGAGGTACTTCCTCTGTCATTTGTGATAGTTCTTTTTTTTCACTATGAAGCTTGTCTATTTTATTACTAAGTTGATCAATAGGTATTTTATCAAATTGATATAACTCCATGAGCTTCTCTACTTGCTTCTCTATTTCAGCAAGGCGTTTTTGTATGCCCTTATCATTTCTCTCCTCCACCGGCTTCTCCATGCAGGAGTTAAAGTAATCCTTATCAGTCGCAAGCTTGAATATTTCATCTTCGATATACTTGTCCATTTTTTCTAAAGACCATATCTTATTTCTGCAGTTAGGATCCTTAATCATATGGGGTCTATTCTTAGCTCTAGAATAACATGTATAGTATTTATGTTCAGCACTTTTGGATCTGAGAAAATATCTACCACCACAATGCCTGCAAAAAATGAAACCTGATAATAATGCCAGGCGTTTAAAAGCCTTTTGATTTATTTCTTTATTTTGTGTCCTTTTTCTCTGAGCTGCAGCAAACATCTCACTCGAAATAATAGCTTCGTGTTGGCCAGGATAGATTCCATCCTTAAATGCTATTACACCGGTATATAATTGATTCTCCATAACATTAGTTATAGAAGTGTGACTAGTCCATCCTGAGTGCTTATTATCATATTTGCTTTCTAGCTCCTGTCTAACTCGTTCTATTCCAAATCCTTTATTAACATACATGTCAAATATATCCTTGATTTGCATGGCTTCAAATTCATTAATAACGAGTTGTCCATCAACATAATCATAACCAATAGGTATAAATCCGCCACCGTGAAACAATCCTTCTTTGGCTCTTTCTACTCTACCCATCAGAGAACGCTCTTTTATCTGTTCTCTCTCCAATTGAGCAAACACTGAAAGTATACCTATCATCGCTCTGCCGAATGGAGAAGAAGTATCAAAGCTCTCATTCATTGATACAAAATCTACCCTATTACGCAGTATAACATCCTCTATAAGGTATAAGGTATCCTTCTGACTTCTACTCAGTCTATCGAGCTTGTAGACAAGCACAACGTCAAATTTATTAGCCCTGGCATCCTTTATCAGCTTTTGCATGCCTGGGCGATCAAGATTACTTCCTGAATAACCGCCATCGACTAATATATCTACTATATTCCACTCTCTAGCCATGCAGTATGCGATTAATCTATCCTTTTGTGCTTGTATAGAATAACCTTCCATGGCCTGCTCTTGTGTCGAAACTCTCACGTAAATTACAGCTCGTTTCAATTTTAATCACTCTCCTGCTCCAATTTTACGTCAGAATCAGGTGAAGTAGTGGTGGTACATTGTTCCATGTCGGTATCACCGACTCCTTTTTTATCCCTCTCTCTATATAATGGCTTTTCAAATACCTCGATAATCCTTATTCCATGTAACAATATATATGCACCCCCTTAAATTAAATGCGAACGTATGTTCGTGTACTTTTCTTTTATTGTATCATCAATGCCCTCCAATTTCCAGTATTATTAATATTTAACTTGTTCTATATATACATTCGTGTATAAAACTTCATTTCCTACGTCGGTATACCGACTTCGTACAAGACAATGCGACAAAATACGACAATTCGCACAAATAAAAAAAGCACCAATTAAATGGTGCCATAATTATTAATCTTCTTTATTTATTTTTCTAAAGTCCATACCCATTCCTTTGAGCTTTTCAAGTATTTCAACCACTTGTTCATGCGTTAATCCATCTGGATATTCTTTCATATCAACTTCAAGTTTAATATCTCGTCCTTCAACTACGTGCTTTACTACTATGGAATCTTTTTCTTCTACTCTTCCTAAGAGATAATCTAAAGATATATTAAAGTAGTCTGCAATTTTCATTAAAAGATCGTATCCTGGCTTTCGTTCCCCACTTTCAATCATAGCGATTGTTGATCTCGAAATATCTAAATCATCAGCTAATTGACTTTGAGTTTTTCCAATTTCATTGCGTAAATCAATAATTTTATTATTTAATTCCAAAATACCACCTCCTACATATTTAATTTATCACAATAAGTGTCACTTAACAACAATAAAAGTTTGAAAAATTAAGATAATCAAAGAAAAAACAAGCTAATGTCACCTATGGTGAATAAATGACGCAATACAACTGTCACTACCAGTATACAATGTCACTAATAGTGGTATAATCATAATATGAAAGCGAGGTGAAACTTATGACTAATAATAAAAATTTTAAATTCCTTAGAGCAAAATCATCATACAAATCTACAATCGAAGCCGCCAAAGCTCTTGAAATCAGCAAAAGTATGCTTTATAAAATAGAACAGGGTCATAAAAAACCTGGTAGAGAGCTCATTAAAAAAATGAGTGAGGTTTATGAATGTTCTACAGAAGATATTTTTTTTGCTATCGATGTCACTCAAAGAGACTTAAATTTAAATTCAGCTTAATTATAGTATCTCTTATTATTAATATTCCATAAAGGAAAAAGATGTTATCGGAGGACCCGAACATGAAGCTAAGGCTGAAAGAAGTTCGGGAGAAGAAAAATTGGAGTCAAATGCAACTCGAAATGAAGAGCGGTGTGTCGAGGAATTTTATTAGTGAAATTGAGAATGAGAAATTCATCCCAACAATTAAAGTAATCTGCAAACTCTGTAGAGCACTAGATTGCACACCAAATGACTTAATAGACTGTGGAGATGAAGGGAGGTAATAGCATGGTTGTTAATCCAATTGCACCAGGCACAGTGATGCCAAAAGAAATTCAAAAGGCTTTATACAATATCATGCTGCCAATTGCAAAAAGAATCATAGAAGACAGAAAGAAAGCAGCCAAAGATACAAAATCATAAGCACTTAATTAAAGGGTGGTCTCTTCTTAGGAAGGTGATCTGATGAACTATCTTAGAGAAATAAATGCCCTGTATGATTGGCTCGAAACAAATCCACTGACAGAACATGCAATTGTTCTCTGGTATGCGCTGATGCATGTCAATAATAAGGCAGGTTGGCAGAGAGAATTTGCTGTAGCCATATCGGTTGTAGAATTAAAAACTGGCATGAAAAAGAAGACAATAGAGAGAGCTCGTAACGAATTGGCACAAAAGGGACGCATTACATGGAAGTCTCGTACTGGGAATCAAAGTGCAGTATATCGTCTTGTGAGTCTATTGGACCCACAAACTGTCTCGCAAAGTGTCTCACAAGTTGTCGTGCAAACTGTAGTACAGTCTGACCCTATTACTAAACTAAATGAAAATAATAATAATTTATTTTCATTTAATAATCAATATGAGCCTGATCCAGAAGCAGTGTCTACAAAAAAGCTTCTGGAAATTAGAAAAAACATGTTCGGATTTTAGCAAATAAGTTTAGAACACGAAAGGAGAGATACCATGAATTACCTTATACCAATAGAACACAGAAACCAAAGAGTATTAACTACTCAACAATTAGCAGAAGTTTATGGCACTGATTCAAAAACAATTGCTAAGAATTTTGAAAGGAATAGAGACAGATATACAGAGGGCAAACATTATTATTCGCTTTCTGGAGATGGGTTAACAGAATTCAAAGGGTTGCGACAAAATGACGAAAGCCTTAAATTCGTTTCAATATTGTACCTCTGGACAGAAAAAGGAGCATGGCTGCATGCAAAATCACTTAATACAGATAGAGCATGGGAAGCATACGAAATGCTAGTTGATACCTATTATGAGATTAAAGACAAGTTTCCACAAATGAACAACCTTAGTCCACAATTACAACTACTTATTGAAATGGAACTTAAGCAGAGCCAGATGGAGATAGCAATTACAGCAGCCAAAGAAGAACTCCAAGAAATCAGAGAAGTAGTAACAATAATCCCTGGTGATACATGGAGAGAAGATACTAACAGGCTTATTCGCAAAATAGGTAAAAAGCTTGATGATTACCAAGAGCCTATGAGACTTATATACAAAGCTTTAGGTGAGAGAGCTAATTGTAACTTAAAAATTAGGTTAGAGAATATGAGAGCTAGAGCAGCACTTGAAGGTGTATGTAAAAGCAAACTTAATGACATGAACTACCTTGATATCATTACTAACGATGTAAGGCTTAAAGAAATATATGTAGCAATAGTCAAGGAGATGGCAATAAGACATGGAGTCTCAGTTTAATAGTTAGTTATACAAAATAATGAAACAGAGGCGAGTAAAGTGAACGAAAACTTTTGTGCATTAGTAATTTCAATATTAAAAAATTGTACTCCGGAGCAAGCCTTTAAATGTCTTGATACAGGAAGTACATATGTAACAAAGGGTGAAGCTCTATTAGATGCTCCTGAGATGATAGAACAAAAAAAGCAAGGCTTTACATATAACCAAATCGGAGAAATGTTTGGAGTATCTGGTCATGTGGTATTTAGGCGAATCAAGAGATACAAAGAATCAATAAATTAATGTTAGCTACATAGTTTGAATATATAGCGACTTAATCAGTCGCAGAAAGTGAGGAAATTATGGATAGTAGAGAAGTAACAGTTTACAAATGTTCTGATTGTAAAAAGGTATATGTGAAGAAAGAATTTGCAGATGATTGTTGCAAGCCATATCGTTGCGAAGTGTGCGGAGTAGAAACCCCTAGATATAGAACAAAGTGTGCATTGTGTGCTGAAAAGATAAGGTTTGGAAAGGCTAATAAAATCAAGTATAGCGAGTATAAGGCTCAATATCTATGGGATGAGAGAACTAAAAAATACTATTCTGATATTGAAGAAATGGCGGAAGCTTATGCTGAATATGACAATGAAGAAGGGAACAGCGGTATGCCAGATTGGTGTTATGCTTGCACTGAAATACCATTCCAAGTTGATATTGAACACGCTATAGAACAAGCAGAAGAAGATATGTACGAGGACTTTGAAGCAGTACACTCAGCAGTTGACCTTAAAGAGCTTTTAGACTTTGTAGAAGCATGGAATAAGAAGCAGTATGCAAAGGCCTATGTAACTGATTATAGCACAGTGGTTTTGCTTAACGAGTAGTGTCGCATATCAAGCATTATGTGAAGGGAGTAAGCCTATGATTGATGATGATCTTAAGACCAGAATGGAAGCTGCATATTTAGCTGGAGATGGTAAATTGGCACTGGAGCTAAGTCAGCAACTTGATGAACAAGTAACTAAGGAACAAAATAAGAAACTTTGTGAGGAGGTCAAATTATGAATAAATACATATCTAGACAAAAGGTCATAATTCTTTGCCTTATGATGGCAATAGTTGTACTCATGGGGAGTATATCAATACTGCAGGTTAAGATTGAGAAACTACAAGAACAATCAATAATTGTACATCCAGAAGTAATAACAGGTAATTACACTATCATCCAGTATACAGATGCAGGCTGGATAAACCCTATCTATGTTTCAGAATACTATTTAAATGGACAAGTTCTAATGTATATAGAAAAAGACAGCATTAAATATAAGCCTATAAAATTTGAAGGGTTAAGATTTGTAGATGGTTGGGTAGAAGGTGATCCATTAATGCAATACGGATATTGGATACCAGAAGACCTTGGATTATAGGTGGGTGTCATGTGTGACCATGAATGGGATAAACAATCGCTTAGTACAAGGTGTATCAAATGTGGGTGGCACCAAGATAGTAACGGAGTTGCTACGGTTGATAGACCAAGTGTAGTTAGAGCAAAAAGGTTCAATAAACTAAAAAACACTAATGGGGGGTGTACAACTTGAAATACAGAGATGCAATTCTACATGTTAAGGCAGTTCTTATAAATGTTGCAAATTCCAACATCAACAATGATGCATATTTAGAATTTGAAGCAGCTGGGCTCAAGGTTATTGATGAACTTAAAGCCATGGACAAGCCTAAGAAAGGAGCTGTTGAATGTGCCGACACGCAAGATTGAAGATACTCTATTCTATGGTTCGGCACTCACTTTAGCGGTTAGTATGTGGCTTTGGATATGCATAAACATATTTATTTAAAGGAGTGGTGGTCATGGCTAAGAAAAACAAGTGGAAAAAGAAAGGAAAGGCAGTTCTTGTATATATTGATAGGCGCAAAATTGAGACCATGAGTCCTGGTATATTGAGGGCTGTGGCAGAGTGGAGAAATTAACTAATTTAGGAGGCGTTACTATGAAAAGAATAAAATTCTGGGTAAAATGCATTAATATATTTTGGAAAGACCGTGGTTCAAAATCATGCAGAGCTAAGTGGAGAAGGCTTGCAAAAGAATTTCAAAAAGCTAGTGACAAACTTGGATTGAAATAAAAAAAGAGCCTTGCAACGGCTCAAATAAAAAATAACTCAATTTAAAAATATCACAAATACATAAAACATGCAAATATCTGAGGGTGGCTACAGAGTTACCCTCTCAGGGGAGGTGATTTGTTGTCAGATGTAAAATGGATAAAAATTTATACAGATATGGTAAGTAATAAAAAAATAAAGCGCATTAGGGCATTGCCCGAAGGAAACAACATTGTTTTAATATGGGTTTTCTTGTTGGCACAAGCAGGAGAGTGTAACAAGAGTGGAGCTCTGTATTTAACTGACACAATACCATTTAGAACAGAGGATCTAGCAATTGAATTTGATTTTGAAGTTTCTGTTATCCAATTAGCATTAATAACTCTTGAAAGGTTTTCAATGATTGAGATATTTGAAGATATTATTTACATAAAAAACTGGAATGAATATCAAAACATTGAAGGACTCGAGAAAATAAGACAACAAACAAGATTAAGAGTTGAAAAATGCAGAGATAAACAAAAGTTATTATCTGGTAGCGTTACATGTAACGCTACAGTAACGCAAGGTAACGCAACAGAACTAGAACTAGATAAAGAACTAGATAAAGATATAAAGAATAATATCTCGTCTGCAGAGCCGACACCTTACGCACAAATTCAACAGCTTTTTAATGAAATGTGTACAACCTTACCAAAAATTAAGAATGTTAAAGGAAGCAGGCAAAAGACAATTAACAATAGGTGGAAGGAATACAGCGATATTGAGTTTTGGAAAAGTCTATTTCAGACAGTACATGAAAGCAACTTTCTTAGTGGGCGCGATGGTAATTGGATTGGATGCAGCTTTGATTGGATCATCAAGCCAACTAACTTGCAAAAGATTATAGAGGGAAACTACAAGAACAAAGAAGGGACTGCAAAAGGCAATCAAAAGAAGAATGGATTTAGCAACTTCAAGAACAGAGAATATGATTCACAATCGCTTGAAGAGAAGCTACTAGCAAAAAGTAGAGGTGAACTATGAAAACTATAAAGTGCAATAGAAAATGTCAAAGCAGCAAGAGTAATTATTGCATTGGAATACCTTGTCAACATGGAAATGAAGTTATCAAGGATAAAAAATATAAGTTCATTGGTTGCTTAGGAAAAACTAAATACTATGTAACTTCTAATGGTTGGTTAGCAAAGGCAATAAATAAGAAGTTCGTAGAGTGTGGATATATCGAAGATAATCAGAATGTTTGGGATAGGCTTTTGAAGCAAGTTTAAGCAACATGAATATGTAGCGAAGGAGTGAATTTTTAATGAAATGTACAAGCTGTAATAAAGAATTTGAACCTAAGAGGAAAAATCAGAAGTATTGTGAGCCTAACTGCCCCAAGTTGCAAAAGATGTTCTTTGGTGGTGGTATTAAGAGAAAAGGTAGAACAACTACTGTTACGGGAGTTTTAAATTGCATGATGTACATGCGTGATATGAAATAACATATTTCAATAATTAGATGCTTTGAGAAAATATTCAATAAGAAAGGGTGATTGTATGAAAAAGCAAAACAAAATAAAGGTGGCAAGTGAGCTTTTAAAAAATACAACAAATATTTATATTCAAAATGAACTCACTAAATATATAGAAGCAATTGAGTCGAATGAAATGACTAAACTAAATGAGGATTTGGATTTGAGGGTGTGTCATATAATCGAATCTGCCTTTGATATAGAAGGATTTGGGATACATGAGATTCCTATTTACTATTCTTATGTTTTCAGCAATGAAAATAAAGGGGAGTGGTTTGACCTAGTAAAGTTTGAGGGTGTTGTTTCCCCTAGATATATTGAAGTAGATTGCGAATATGATGCTGAGACGATTCAAGAAGCCATTTCGAAGTATAAATTTTAATAAGCTAATAGTTGTACAGTTCAAGAACATTGCAAGAACTGAATAATGTTGTGCAACAAATAAAAATTAAAATATCGGAGTAATTCTAGATAAAAAGTGTGCGCACACCTCCAGACGTGGAGGGTAAAAAATGAAAATATTAGTAGCTTGTGAGGAAAGTCAAGCAGTAACAAAAGAGTTTAGAAGATTAGGTCATGAAGCATATTCATGTGACATCATCGAGTGTAGTGGAGGGCATCCAGAATGGCATTTACAGCAAGATGTAATCATATTGCTAAAAGAAAAATGGGATATGATAATAGCTTTCCCCCCATGCACATACTTAAGTAATGCCGGCGCAGCTCGTTTATATCCTAAAAAAGGACAATTAAACTTAGAAAGATACGAAAAAGGGTTAAAAGCAAAAGAGTTCTTTATGAGTTTTTACAATGCAAACTGCGACAAAATAGCAATAGAGAATCCCATACCAACAAGAATATATGAATTACCGCCATACACACAAATAATACAGCCTTTCGAACACGGACATCCATATAGCAAAAAAACTTGTTTATGGTTAAAAGGTTTACCGAAATTAAAACCTACTGAGATAATTACGGAAAACATTATAAGTTGGGTTTCTGGAGGTTCAAAAGATAACAAAGGCAATCCAAGAAAACAAAGCGGAACAAAAATAAGAGATGCCAAAACAAGAAGTAAAACATTTCCCGGCATAGCAAAAGCTATGGCTGAACAATGGGGTGGAGATACCACCAAGTACTGAATAAAATGTGAAGGCGTTAAAGGGGGATGTATAGAGAATGAAAATATCCAGGGTGTGGGCAATGCCTAACAGTAAAACATTTAGTATAAAGCCTATAAAGGAACTGCTGAATGTAATAGTTTGTCAGGGCGAAATATGGGTTGATGCTTTCGCCAATGAAAGTAAGATTGCAACTATTACAAATGATTTAAACCCAGAATACAATACGGATTACCATATGGATGCCTTAGACTTCTTAAAAATGTTTGCAGATAATTCAGTTGATGGAGTGCTATATGACCCTCCATACTCACTAAGGCAAGTATCTGAATGTTATAAAAACGTTGGTATTGCAGTAACTATGGAAACTACACAGAGTAGTTGGAGAAATAAGCACATAGACGAAATAAAAAGAATATTAAAGCCTAATGGCAAGGTAATTAGTTTAGGGTGGAACAGCTCTGGAGTTGGAAAAGTAAGAGGGTTTGAGATTGAAGAAATCTTACTTGTAGCTCATGGTGGCAGCCATAACGATACTATTGTAACAGTAGAAAAGAAAGTTAGTTAAGACACATTCCAAGCATAAAGAGTTTTAACAAATATATAAACTAGGAGTTTTTACACATATTTAGTGCTTTTACAACTCCTATAAAATTAAATGGAGGTACTAGTATGTATAAAGATGAAGCGATTATAAAAATAGTAAGTAAAGTTATGATGGAGCAGCCTGGTATAGACCAAAACAACCTCAGAACAACACTGGAATTAGTATTAAATGATTATGAATTAAAACCCATGGAGACAGCCTTGACAGTTATGTCAAATATAAGAGATAGAGTATTGATATACTTAGCATCGAAAAAACTGGACGGGCTGTCCATGTTAACCCTAAAAGGATATGCTCAGCACTTGAAAAGATTTGCAATGTTTATGCAAAAGAATGTTGAGGACATTACAGCCATGGACATACGATTATTTTTAGCAGAGTATTCAAAGAGCAAAACACTTAAGAATTCTACAATACAAACGGAGATATCAATATTACGCAGTTTCTTCACTTGGCTAGAAAATCAAGACTATATAAATAAATCACCAATGAGAAAGATTAATCAGATTAAAGCTGAAAAGCGCATAGTGAAGTCACTAAATGTTGAGGAATTTGAGTTGCTAAGAGAAGGGTGCAAAACGCTTAGAGAAAGGGCGTTAGTAGAAACCTTCTACGCAACAGGCAGCCGACTATCTGAAATATCGGGAATGAGTAAGGATGATATAAACTGGCAAAACATGACGGCAAAAGTTATTGGTAAGGGTAACAAAGAAAGAATAGTTTGCTTTAGCTACAAAGCTTTCTACCATTTAAAAAAGTATTTAATGAGTCGTACAGATGATTGTGAAGCTTTATTTGTAACTGAACGCAAGCCATACACTAGGTTAGGCAATAGAGCTATACAAAGATCGTTTAAAATCATAGCAGTACGTACTGGAATAAAGAAAAATATACATCCACATATCATGCGACATACCTTTGCAACATTAGCATTAGAAAATGGTGCAAATCTTGCTGATGTACAAGCATTGCTCGGGCATGAGGATCCTGCTACTACTCAAATTTATGCAACGGTGTCTGAACAGCGAAAGCAGGAAGCATATAAAAAACATCATGCTCAATAATTAAATAGTTAGGAGGTAATTAAATGAATAAGGTAGCTTTAGTGGGTCGATTAACCAAGGACCCAGAAGTAAGATACACAGCGAACAACCAAACACCAGTAGCTAAGTTTACCTTGGCTGTAAATAGATTATATAAGCAAGAAGGCCAGCCTGATGCAGATTTCATACCAATAGTTGTATGGGGTAAGCCTGCGGAGAACTGTGGCAAATACATAAAAAAAGGCAGATTAGTTGCTGTATCTGGAAGAATTCAGACAAGAAGCTGGGATGACCAGGAAGGAAAGAGACATTTTGCTACAGAGGTTACAGCCGATGAAGTGCATTTCTTAGACAAGGCAACAGAGGGACAAGCACAACAACAAGGGCAGTCAGACTTCCACCCAGCAGAGGAAGAAGACGATCTTCCATTTTAATAAATGGGTAAAATGTACGTTGACATGTACGACCTTAAGCAGAGATGCTGCACGTGTGAACATGAAGAGCCAACAGAAGAAAAAGATATCATAAAATGCGAAGTCAGTAAAACTCATTGGGGAAACAGAAATGTCTGCAGCCAATGGAAAGAAAAAAATAAAGATATGAAGGAGAATAACAATGGATAAAAATAAACTTTATTATTTAAGTCATCCGTTCACAACTTATGGAGACTTAAAGAAAAATATAATCAGTGCAAAGGTCATTGAATTTGCTTTGCTTACGCATCATGACATAAAGGTAGTTAATCCAATAATACTACCTCTTGGAAGCAATAATGATGAGGCAATGGAAAAGTGCAGACACTTATATAATGCTTGTGATGCTATTATCTTATGTGAAGATTGGGAGCAGAGCAAAGGATGCACAGAAGAGTACAAATGGGCCATCGAGGAAGGCAAACCAATTTATATCTTAACCAAAGGCACAGGAAACAAGTATGACTACAAACTATCAGAATACAAAATAGCTTAACACTTGAACAAAAAAAGGAGGTAGGAGCAGGTGGATTTTAAATCTTTTAAAGACCTTAATTTACAGATTGAAATACATGAAGACTACTTAGAAGTAGCAACTAATCAATTAGATTATTATAAACGATTACTTCACAAAGATGCTCCACATGAAATTAGTGCTATAAATTATGATGGTCAGCCACACGGAAATGGAAATGCGATGAGTTATGATAGAATACACATGTATATGCAGAAATATGAAAGAATGATTGAACTTGAGACAGGTACTCTGCAGAATTTAAAAGATTTAAAAGTGGAGACATATGCTAAAGTGCTTCAACTTGATAGTTTAGATTACAAAGTTGTGTATTTGAGAGATATTGAAAATATAGACCTTCAAGAAATAGCAGATATATTAGGCCATGACCATGGATACATAAAAAATATAAGTAGTAGAAATAAACATGTGACTTTTTAGTGACTGACAATACTAGAAAACAGGAATATCATGTTACTAAGTGATAAATTGAAGCTCGGGGAAACCTGAGCTTCTTATTTTATAATGAAAGGCAGGTGAGATAGATGAATACAGTAGAACCTATAAGAGACATTGATATGGTTAATGATATTGCGGATTATTTAAAAACTAAGAACATTAGGGATTATGTAATGTTTATGTTCGGCATATATTCTGGTTTAAGAATCTCAGATATTCTTAAAATTAAAGTGAGAGATGTAAAAGACAAAGACTATATATATATCCATGAACAGAAAACTAATAAAGAAAAACGCTTTCCAATACATGATGAACTCAAGGAAATACTTAAAGATTATGTTGAAGGTAAACAAGACTATGAGCACTTGTTTAAATCAAGAGAAGGGCAGAATAAAGCAATTACAAGAACAAGGGCCTATGGAATATTAAACGATGCAGCTGGTAAATTTGGGTTGGAAAGTATAGGTACACATACATGTAGAAAAACTTTTGGGTATTTTCTATATCAGCAGACAAAGGACTTAGCCGCAATAAAAGAGATACTTAACCACTCGGACATATCAACAACACTTAGATATATAGGTGTTGTGCAAGAAACTAAAGATAAGATCATGAAGAAATTAAGTTATAAGAAAAGAAATAAGAGGGGTGAATTAAATGAGTAGTCCGGTAAAAGTAATAACAGTTGAATCTATAAATGAAAAGATAGAAGAACTTGAAGTTGTAAGAAATAAACTAAAAGAATTATTGCAACGTGATAGTAAAAGTACTGAAGAAAAAATACTACAGAAGTATATAGAACTACAACACGCAGCTAAGGTTGCTGAATATCTAAACAATGAAGGCTATAGGATTAAGTCTAATGGTAAGCTTGGAGAACGTAAGTATACCTCTAATGATGTAACTTCTATTATAGACATTAATGAAACTGAAAGTGATATATTTCATATTGCGAAGTCACTTTATAGATTTAACACAGGAAAGGTTGCATGGATCACGGTTTATAAATTGTGTAAAGCCTTGTAAATATTTTTTTATCATACAATAGAACATAAAATGAAGTTGTCAAACTCATATCTATAAATAAATTTGTATATATAGAAGAAACTCCTTTGAGTGGGTTTAACAGTTTTATAAGATATGTTCTACTCAAACAATTAAAAATAAGTATTTGTAAAAGTTGTGACTTTTAGGTGACTGACAGCCTTGACTTTCTATGATACTGTTTATACTAGAAAGATATTACTTGAAGCCGTTTGGGAAACCAGGCGGCTTTTATAATGTGATCAATTAATCATAGAAGGTGATGAGGTGAACGAACCATGTAATCACAAGTGCTACAAATGTATATGGGGTACATGGCATGGATATAAGTACACTTGTCTATTTGCTGTGTGTATTAAGAAGTGATATCTAGGAAACTCGGCATTGCCTCCGTGCTGGGTTGTATATGAACAATGCGGATAGGGAGTAATTCTTATCCGCATTGAATGAAATAAAGAAGGTGTCAGTTATGTTGCATTATAAGCATTTCGGCATTATTAATATAAAAGGTCAATACATAGTGTTTAACAAGATCAAAGGCTTTGAGCATCATACACATGTAAAGCGTAAAGACATAGCTTTCATGCTCTGCAGATTAGCATGTACAGGAGAGCTGCCAAAGAGTAGGTGGATAGCTGAGAGTTTGAAAAGAATAATGTAAGTTAGGGAGCTCGGCATTTCCTCCGTGTCGGGCTCTAATATATAGCTAGGTGAAGATATTGAGAATAGAATTACTTAAAGCAATTGAAGAAGGTAATGTCAGGAAGTTCTACAAGAGTAAAGAGTGGCGCAAGAAGAGAAAAGAAATACTGCTTAGAGATAACAAAGAATGTCAGTTGTGTAAAAACAAAAGGCTATATCATAAAGCAGAATGCGTGCATCATAAGAAACATCTAAAAGATTTTCCGATGTTGGCATTGAGTGATGAGAATCTAATCAGCATATGTAATCCTTGCCACAATGTGGAGCATCCTGAGAAGCATAACAATAATGTTACTGATAAATTCACGAATAAAGAACAGTGGTAAAGCATACCCCCGGGTCAAAAAAACGAATTTAGGCTAAAAACATGGGGACCGGAGGTAGGAACTGACAAAAGAGATTTATCCGAAAATTCACGCACGATGGGAGGGGGTAGGGCAATGAGCAAAAAAGCAGAAATAAAAAAAGACTTGTTAGATCAGCTTGAGGAAAAAGGAATATATGGGAACATGTATCTTGATATGATAAACGACTATATGGCCCTATGGGAAATTAAGAACGCCCTCATAAAAGACATAAAAAAGAGGGGTGTATCTGTTGAATGGGTTAATGGTGCATCTCAACATGGCTTCAAGAAAAACGATTCCATTGCTGAACTGAACAAGACTAACGCTCAAATGTTAAGGTTGCTGAATGAGCTAGGATTAAAGGCTATACCGAAAGTAGGCGATGGTGATGACGGCGGCGAAGAAATGTAAGTTTCATCCGTTTATTGATGCCTACATGGATGACATAAGAAGTGAAAAAATAAAGTCCTCTAATGAAATTAAGTTAGCTATGGATTATGTAGAAATCAAATTGAATAATCCAGATATTTTTATTGACGTGGATAAGATAGATATTGCGGTAGCTAAGATGGAGGAATATTTCGAGTTAAAGCTGCTTGATTGGGAATTGTTCATAACTGCTTTAATTCATTGCTATTATAAAACAAATGATACTGTGGTATTTGATGAGTTTTTAATAGTCATGGGTAGAGGTAATGGTAAGAATGGATTTGTTAGTCCAATTGTTTGGTATCTTTCTACTCACTTCCATGGGATTAAAAGTTACAACATAGATATCATTGCAAACAATGAAGATCAGGCTAAAACTTCTTTTGATGATGTTTGGAACATGCTGGACGGTAAGTGGAGTAAGCTAAAGAAATTCTTTTATAAAACAAAAGAAAAAATAGTCATGAAAAAGACAAACTCTTATATAAAATACAATACTTCAAATGCCAGGACAAAAGATGGTAAGAGGTCTGCGTGTTTAGTATTTGATGAAATCCATGAATATGAAGATTACGATACTATCAAAGTATTTACAAGCGGATTTGGAAAAAGAAAACACTCCAGGACTTTTTATATAACAACCAATGGTTATGTTAGAGGGGGAGTGTTAGATGACTACTTAGCAATTGCTAAGGATGTTTTAAATGGAACTATTAAAGATCTAGGATTATTGCCTTTAATATATAAAATAGACAGAAAAGAAGAATACGAAGATCCTGAAATGTGGGAGAAGGCGAATCCGTCAATAAGGTATTTTACAGACTTAAAAAAAGAGATGGATAAGGACCTTATAAAACTTAAATATCAACCTAACAAAGCTCAGGACTTCATGACCAAAAGAATGAATTTCCCAGCCGAAAATAATTTTACAGTAGTTGCTCCGTGGGAAAAGATACTTAAAACAAATCAGAATATACCTTACGAAGATTTAGAAGGCATGAGTTGCATAGGAGCAATTGACTATGCTAGAATTACTGACTTTGCTAGCGTAGGGCTGCTGTTTAAATATATGGGCAAAAGGTATTGGATAGAGCATACTTTTGTATGTCATAAAGCATTAGAAGTGCAAAGCCGACCAATTAAGTTTCCAATTCAGGAGGCAGTAGATAAAGGACTAATAACAATCATAAATAGAGATTCAATAACTGCTGATGATATAGCTAATTGGTTCTTGGTACAGGCTAAAAAATATAATATTCAAGACATCGTAGCTGACTCATATAGATTCAGCTTTTTAGCGTCTAAATTTAGCGAGGTAGGGTTGCCTTTGCATGAAGTAAGAAGTGGGCCGATAACACATGCTAAAATTGCTCCTTTGGTAGAGTCTATATTTTCAGAAGAAACGCTAGTCTTTGGAGACAATATGACAATGCGATGGTATGTAAACAATACCTGCACTGAAGTAGATCCTAAGGGAAACACAACATACTTAAAGATAGAGCCTAAGACAAGAAAGACAGATGGTTTCTTTGCACTTATACATGCATTAACAAAAGATTCAGACCTGGTAGAAGTGCAGCAAGATATTCAAATATATGATGTTGTCACATTTTAATTTAGGAGGTGATTATATGGCATTATGGGACTGGTTTTTAGGAATGTTTAACAAAGATACTGGAACACTAGCACTTGATTCATTTGTTGGAGAAATTGCTGGAGAAGTATTCTATAAAGAATTAGCTGTACAAGCCTGTGTAAATTTAATAGCCAATGCAGTTTCAAGAAGTGAGTTTTTAACATATGAAAATGGCAAAGAGATAAAAGCAGAAAACTATTATTTGTTCAACGTGGAGCCGAATCAAAATAAAAGCTCAAGTAAGTTTTGGAGAGACGTGATACATAAACTGGTATATGAAAATGAGTGTCTTGTGATTCAGCAAGAAGGAAAGTTTTATGTAGCTGATAGCTTTGTTGCTGTTAAATTTGCGCTTAAAGAAAATATCTATAAAGAAATAGTAATAGAAGATTATAAATTAAATAAGGTTTTCATAGAATCTCAAGTGTTTCACTTTGAATTGCATGATGAAAAGATAAAAAATGTAATAGAAGGCTTGTATCAATCATACTCACAACTTGTTGCAGCTAGTAAATCACACTATAGAAAGAATAATGCAAGGCGTGGGACGTTAGATATACCAGCTAGTTATCCTCAAACTGAAAAAGCTCAAAAGGATTTGAATGACCTACTATCTATTAGGTTTAAAAGATTCTTTGAGGCAGAGGGGGGAGCTGTTTTACCTTTATCCAATGGCATGAAATATGAAGAACTATCCAGTAATATTGGTGTAAAAGGTGGGGCAGAGGGCAGGGATGTTAGAGCATTTATAGATGATATATTTGATTTTATTGCTATAGCTTTTCAAGTACCACCACAATTAATAAAGGGTAATGTGTCTGATACAGATAAGGCGGTTAACAACTTCTTAACTTTCTGTATAAATCCTTTAGCTGAGCTATTAACTGATGAAGTTAATAGAAAACTATACGGCAAGAAGAATTATTTAGAACGAACATATATAAAACTAGATACAACTAGGATAAAAAATATAGATATTACTGATATAGCTAGCTCGTTAGATATTTTATTCCGTATTGGTGCTAATAGTATCAATGAGAATCTTAAAATTTTAGGAAGGGAGATTATTGATGAAGCTTGGGCAGAAGAAAGATTTATTACTAAAAACTATCAAAGCGTTAAGACTTTGAAAGGGGGTGAGTAAGTGGAAAATACGAAAATAAAAACTAGATTAGAAGTAAAGAATGAAGTTGATAGTGAGACTGCCGAGTTGTTTTTATATGGTACTATAAGACAAGCATATTGGTGGGATGAAGAAGAAGATTGCATATCTGCTAGAAACGTTAAGAAGTCACTAGCTGAATTAAAAGGGAAGATAATTAATGTTCATATCAACTCTGGTGGTGGAGATGTATTTGAGTCTATAGCTATTTGCAATCTTTTTAAACAACATGATAAAGACATAAATATCTACATTGATGGTATGGCAGGAAGTGGAGCAAGTATAATAGCTACAGCTGGAAAAAAAGTGTTTATGTTCGCAAATAGTATGCAGATGATACATCAAGCTTGGACTTATACTTCAGGCAATGCAGACGATTTAAGGAAAGTAGCTGCCGACTTAGATAAGATTGATTCATCTGTAAAAGCAAGCTACATGACCAAGTTCATAGGAACAGAAGAAGAATTAGTAAATTTAATCAAAGAAGCAACATTTCTTACAGCAGATGAATGTCTGGCCTTTGGATTATGCACTGAAATATTAGAAGATGTTAATGAATCCAAAGTAGTAGAAACAAAAGTCAAAGATACTTTATTCAATAAATATAAAAAAGAAGTAGTAGCAAAAGTGGGAGAAAATAAGCCCACTCTTTTTAATTCTTTCAAAAAACAAAATTTAGGAGGTAACGAATAATGAAAAATAAGGATCTAGATCTTAAAAATGAATTGGAACTAAAGGAAAAAATCAAGGCTGCTATAGAAAGTGGTGATAGTGAAGCATTTGCAAAGGTTCAAATTGAATTTGCTAAAGGTATTGAGGCTAGAATATTACAAGAATCTAAGGATGCGATAAGCGAAGATATTAATGATAATGCAGTTATGGTAAAAAGAGGCCTTAATCCATTGACAGCAGAAGAAAAAACATATTACAACGAGGTAATTACAGGGGCTAGCTTTGGTGGATCAGAGAAACTTATGCCAGCTACAATATTTGAAAGAGTATTTGAGGAATTAAAGGCTAATCATCCTTTGCTTTCTGAAATAGCATTTGTAAATACTACTGGAGTTACTGAGTGGGTTTCAAGAAATAATGATGTAGAGGCTGCTTGGTGGGGAACTTTAGTCGCTGCAATAACAAAAAAATTAGAAGTAGCCTTCAAGAAGGAAGCAACAGGCTTATACAAATTGAGTGCGTATGTACCAGTATGTAAAGCTATGCTAGCATTAGGTCCTGTTTGGTTAGACAGATTTGTAAGGGAGATTTTGTCTGAGTCTCTTGCAATAGCTTTAGAATTAGCAATAGTGGCAGGAACAGGAAAAGACCAGCCAATAGGTATGATTAAAAACTTAGCTGGAGCTGTTGTAGATGGTGTATACCCTGATAAAGCAGCTGTGGCATTAAACGACTTACAGCCTGCAACTTTAGGAGCTTCAATAATGGCCCCATTAACCAAAGAAGGCAAAAGAGCAGTAGCAAGTGTATTACTGTTAGTTAATCCTTTAGATTATTGGGCTAAAATATTCCCAAATACAACAATGTTGAGTTCAGCAGGAACTTACGTATATGGAGTACTCCCAATTCAAGCGAAGATAGTTCAATCCGTAGCAGTACCACAAGGCAAAATGATAGCAGGTATGGCAAAAGATTACTTCATGGGAGTTGGATCCACACAAGTAATAGAATTCTCAGATCACTACAAGTTCTTAGAAGATGAAAGAACTTATATAGCTAAACAATATGCAAATGGTAAGCCAATGGACAATGACAGCTTCCTGTTATTCAACATTACAGCTATGACCGTTCCTACAGTATAGGAGGCAGCAATATGAAAGTGAAGGTAATTAAACTATTTAGAGACAAGCATACAAATCTCCTTCACGAAATTGGCGAAACACTAGAAGTTACTGACAAGAGGTGCGAGGAAATCAACTCCACCTCTTTTGGTGTTTTTGTTGAGGAGATAAAAGAAGAAGCACCACCTATTAAACCTGAGGTGACTGCAAATGTGATAGAAGACGAGGTAAAAGTAACTGAGTTACCAAATATAGATCCTATAGTAATTCCAGGTACAGCAGAAGCACAACAAATTGAACCTGCAGTGACTGCCGATGTGATAGAAAATAATGAAACAGCAGTCGAAGCACAAAATGAAGAATCTATAACAATTCCGATTATAGTAGAACCTGAAAAGGTAGCAGAAGAAGTTAAAGAAGAAAAGAAATCTACTAAAAAGTAGGTGATATTATGTTGCAACTAATAAAGAATTATTTAAAAATAACATGGGATGACGAAGATTCGGATATCACAAGTTTAATAGAGCGAGGGAAAAAGTACCTATCTAGTATGACAGGTACTACCCTTACTTTTGAAGAGGACGATTTACCAACGCAATTACTTTTTGATTATTGCAGATATGCAAGAAATAATGCACTGGAGTTCTTTAAGGAGAACTTTGCAGATGATATATTGTTTCTATCATTGCAAGAAGGTGTAAAAGCTATGGAGGTTGCTGCCAGTGAAAGTGTTTAAAAAAGAAAAAATGCAGGAACTTTCGATAGTATTAGATCAGAGAGTAGATATATGGGGAAATGTACCGATAGAAAATGAGTTAGGTGAAAATGATTTAAATCCTGCTAAAATTAAAACAATATGGGCTGCTTTTATACCTCAAACAGGTAGTTTACAAAAACAACAAGCTGAAACCATAATATCAAATGTTACTCATAAGGTTATTACAAGTTATGGAGCTGGAAAGGATATTACACAGGATATGTATATCGTTTTTAGAGAACAAAGGTTTGATATAAAGTATATACTCAATCCATATTTCAGAAACCAAAGTCTTGAATTGTTTGTTGAGCAGGTGATTGAGTAATGACTGATGGGTTCGATATTTCTGAACTAACAAATTTTGAAAAGAATCTTTTAAAACTAGCTCATGAAAAAATGCCTAAAGAATCAAAAAGGTTCTTAAAAGATGAAGGTAAAAAACTAAGAAAACTAACGCTTTCCATTGCAAAAAAGCGGGTAAAAAAGGGTAAAGGAAACCTTTTTAAAGGAATAAAAAGCGGAAAAGTATATACTTTTAAAGGGAATGGCGGCTTAAGTATTAGAGTTTATGGCGGTAAGCCAGCTTATCATATACATCTTCTAGAGTATGGACATAAGTTAGTTTCTAAGGATGGAAAAGAACTCGGATTCGTAAAAGGGCAACATTTCTTTGAAGAAGCAGCAAATAAATTCCCTGAAACACATTATAAGGATGTACAAAAATTCCTTGATGAAACATTAGACAAAGGGCTCTAGGAGGTATATATGGTTACTCTTATAGAAATCAATAAGGCTATAAACGATTCGATTAAAGGGGCATTGGCCTTAACCGAATATAATCCTAATGAATTAATTGTTGCCGAAGATGTTTCAGAGCCTATTATAAGGCCATCTATAAAGGTGGCAATTGAAAATTCCACTAATGGCAAGTTCAATGCAAATTGCAGAGAAAAGAACCTTACTTGTAGGGTTTATTTTTTTGCAAAAGACCGAAATAAATATAAGTTAGACAACGTAAAAATGCAGGAATTATTAGAAAATACCTTCATTGAAGGTCTTAAAATCAAAGAAGGATTTCATATCCCTATAGAATCTGTAGAAAGTGAAGTAACTGATACGGTTCTTATATGTAGTTTTGACTTGTATGTTGTTGAACTTTTGCCAGAAGCAACCACTAATCCTATTGGTGAGTTAATAGAACCGATGGAAGCTTTAGAATTAAAATTAGAAAAGGAGTGATATCATGATCACGTTACCAAATATAGAAATAATCTTTAAGCAGCTGGCAGGGACATTGATAGCTAGAAGTGCTAGGGGAATAGCTATACTCATAGTTAAAGATGATACCGATGAATCTTTCAACTACAAAGAATATAAGAGCATAGTTGGCTTAGAAGAAGATAGTGCAAAATATACTGCTGCAAACTTGCAGTACATAAAAGATATATTTAACTTTGCACTTAACAAAGTTGTTGTAGTAAGAATTGACACAGATGGTACTATGGCAGCTGCTCTTACGTTAATTGAAAGTAATATTAAGACAGGATGGATAACTATTGCAGGCGGTGTAACTGCAGATTTTGATGCATTAGCTAGTTGGATTAAATCCAAGGAGCTTGAAAGAAAGACATACAAGGCGGTAACTTACAAAACTGCTGTGACAGATTGTAAGCATATAGTTAATTTCAGCAATGACAGTGTAACGTTCGTTGACTCCAGGGGTACGACCACAGGCGAGAAGTATTGTCCTAGTTTAATAGGTATACTTGCAAGCTGCAATGTTAATAGAGGTACAACTCATTACAAATGTACCAATTTATCAAGAGTAGTAGAAGTTGCAGACAATGAAGTTGCTGTTGGTGCCGGAAAGTTTATACTAATTAACGATGTTGACACTGTCAAAATAGCACTTGGCATTAACTCCATGACTACTATAGATGGCATAACCAACACTGAGGATATGAAGTTTATAGATATAGTTGAGGTTATGGATTTAGTCCAGGATGACATATCAAGTGTGTTTAAAGATGAGTATATCGGAAATTATAAAAATAATTATGACAATCAGATATTGCTGATCAGTGCAATAAATACTTATTTTAAACAGCTTGCTGAAGATTATATACTAGACAATAACTATATCAACAAATCTGATGTGAATATTGAAGCACAAAGGGCAGCTTGGGTTGGGGTAGGCAAGTCTGAAGCTGAAACATGGACAGACACACAAGTTAAAAATAATGCTTTTAAGAGATCAGTATTCTTGGCCGGAGATATTAAAATACTTGGAGCTATGGAAAATCTTAAGTTTAATATCTCACTATTTTAGGAGGTGAATCAGTATGGATGTAAATAAAATATTAACTGGTTCCAGTGGTAATGTTTGGTTCAATGGCAAAATTGCATCAACAATAAAGAGCATTGAGCTAAAGGTTACAGGGAATTTTGAAGAGGTTAGTGTTTGTGGAGATTATGGAACCCACAACAAATATACTGGCTGGAATGGTGAAGGGTCCATGACTTGGGGCAAGATAGATAGCACAGTAGTTAAACTGATGGCTGATGCTTATAAGTCTGGAAATATGCCAGATATAAAGATCATATCTAAACTTACTGATAAATCTACAGGTAAAGCTGAGAGAGTTGCTGTAAGTAACGTAGTTTTAACAGAGTTTTTCCTTGCAAAGTTTGAAGCGAAGGCTCTTATAGATGAAGAATTACCACTAAAATTCAGTGACTATGAAGTATTAGAAACAATATAGATAAAAAGCACTCTTAATTGAGTGCTTTTTCTTCTAATTATGGAGGGTATGTATGAATAATGAAAAAGCTAAAAAAGCAACGTTTAAAGATCTAATAGCAAAGAAGTTACAAAAAGAATCAGATCAGTTTAAGATGAAAGACATATATGTAACATCCATGAATGCCACATTGACATTTCAAAAGCCTAAGGATGATTTGATACTTGATATCATGGATGAAATGGGTGATATGAATAGTATGCATAAGGTTATTGGTGGATATAAGAAACTAATATACCTTACTTGTAATATGCTACAGGACTCTGAATTGCAGAAAGAATTAGATGTAGTAGATCCTTTTGATACAATTGAAAAGTTGTTTAGCTTGGCTGACATAATGGAAATTGGGGAGCAATTGATGGACCTAATCGATATGGGCGGCAAGGTTGAAGAAATAAAAAACTAGTAGTGCATGATGCAGACTTTAACATGTATGCTTTTTATGTTGTAAGAGGCTATAAACTTGACGATTTAGTCAATTCTAGCTACTTTGAAAAAGTATTCCTGCATTGTGCTAGAGAAGAATTTTACAAAGAGGAAACTCAAAAGTATAAATCTTTATTTGGTGAAAAATGAGGTGAGTAAGTGGCAAGTAAAACAATAAACACAATACTAAACCTTAAAGATAACTTTAGTAAAACAATAGATAAGACAACTAATAATACAAAGCAGTTTCAAAGGCAGATTAAACAGGCAGAGAATCAGGCCAAACGAATGAGAAAATCTATATCAGGTGCTTTTGGTGGAGTTGCATTGAAAATAGGCGGCACTATAGCAGCTTTGGGCATAGCTAAATTTGCAAAAGACAGTTTAATGCTTGCGAGTAATCTGAATGAGGTACAAAACGTTGTTGATACTACTTTCGGCAGTATGACAAGTAAAATAAATAATTTTGCTAAAGGTGCCGGAAAACAATTTGGTATGTCTGAGCTTCAAGCAAAGCAATTTAGTGGTACACTAGGGGCTATGATGAAATCAGCAGGCATTAGTGGAAATAAGCTTGCTGATATGAGTACTGGTCTTGCTGGCCTTGCTGGTGACTTTGCATCATTTTACAACTTAGATCCTGAGGAAGCTTTTGAAAAGATTAAGAGTGCAATGGTTGGTCAGACTGAGCCAATGCTAGCGTTAGGTATTAACATGAATGTAGCAAGCATGGAAGCTTATGCCTTGCAAAAAGGCATAAAGAAGTCTTGGAAGGAAATGTCCGAGGCAGAAAAACAAACCTTAAGATATAATTACATGCTTGAGAAATCAAAAGACGCACAGGGAGATTATACTAAAACTAACACTGGTTTTGCTAATAGTTTAAGGACGATGATAATTAAAGTAAAAGATATGGGTGCTAAAGTTATGGCATATGCTATACCTCCACTTGAAAAGCTGTTTGCTAAATGGATAGCTTTTATGGATGGAGTCAATATAGATGAAATAATGACTAGGGTTATTGCCTTAGGCAAGCAAGGTTTTGAATACTTAAGCAATGCAATATCGTGGGTAAAAGACAATATGAATTGGTTAATTCCTGTAGCCAGTGGCCTATTGGGTACGTTCATTGCTTTTCAAGTTGTTACTAAAGTTGTTGCAGTATTTACCGCATTAAAAAAGATTACTCAAACCATGACTATAATGCAATGGTTATTAAATGCTAGTATGCTAGCTAATCCAATGATGCAGATTGCATTAGGCATTGGTGCATTAATAGCTATAGGCGTGTTGTTATGGAAGAATTGGGACACTATTAAAGTCAAAGCCTTGGCATTGTGGGAAGGTATTAAAGTCGCATTTGCTCCTGTGGCAGATTTCTTTGCAGGACTATGGAATGGTGTTAAGGATGGTTTTAGAGGTTTAATCAATTTTGTTATTAAAGGTGCAAACATGTGGATTAAAGGTTTATTAACTCCTTTTAACCTGCTAATAAAAGCAGCAAATTTAATACCTGGCATTAAAATACCTGAGATTGGATTTAAGATACCAGAACTGCCGGCATTCGCTACAGGAACGCAGTATTTTAAAGGTGGAGCTGCTAGAATAAATGAGCGTGGCGGAGAAATAGTTGACTTGCCTAATGGCAGCAGAGTTATTCCAGCCGATAAGTCAAAGAAGATGATGAATGGTAAGGGAGTTACAGTGAATGTTACTATACAGGGGAATGTTATCGGTAATGAAGAATATGCAGATTATGTAGGTAACAGAATAGCAACAAGACTAAATCTAGTATTAGCAAATATGTAAGGAGGGCAAACATGAAATATGATATTTATATTAGTGATATAGATCGAAAGAAAGTATTACAATTACCAATAATACCTGAAGAAATGCCCTCCTTTTCTAAAAGCAGTTCCAACGAAGAGTTTGAAAGCTTTTCAGATGGAAAATATAATTTGATTGGTGATGTAGGGCTTCTTGAATTTACTTTAGAAAGCTATCTACCTGGCAAGGGTAAAAATTATCCATTTCAAAGAATTAAAAATATTAACCCTGATTTATACATTGATCTAATTAATGCAGCAATGATTAATAAGAAGCCTTTAAGAGTGGTTATAGTAAGAGCTGATTCATTCAATATCAACGATACATTTTCAGTAGAGAGCTTTGAGTGGCATGATGATAAAGTGGGAGATTATCAATACTCTATCTCATTTAAACAATGGAGGGATTACAATGTATAGGCTTACTGCAAATGGCATTGATATCCTTCCTAAAAGCAATAATTTAAGTTGGAATAGTGATATAGACACACTAGGTATAGAACTGAGTTTTGACAGTTTATACGACCTCGCAGAGGGCTCTATAACGAGTTTGTTTATCAATGGCAAGGAATATATCAAGGCAATTATAGTAAAAAAAACAGACGGTAAGTTTAGTTATAGCTATACTTGTTTTGATTATAGCTTTTATCTTAAAAATGAAGTTATTAAGCAATTTAATACGAATGCTAGTAAAGCTTTAAGTACTTTATTAAACGAGTACTTTATTAAAAGTTCAATAGTTAATATACCAACTAAAATTAATAAAATATATAAAGATGAAAGTATCGCAAGTATAATCGATGATATATTAGAACAGTCGGAGAAGGACCAAGGGATAAAGTATTTCAGAGAAATGCGAGTTGATACACTGATTGTATCTAAACTTACAGATATGAAAATTACTCCTAAAATCCTTATAAGTAAAGATGTTACTATAAATAGCAGCATTGAAGAAATGAAAAACAAAATACTTGTTGTGAGCAGTGGAGAATCTAATAACTCTATAATTGCTACAGCGCAGGATAAAACCAATCAATCTAAATATGGTCTGCTTCAAGAAATAGAAAGCATTGATGAAAAGGATATAGCTCAAGCAAAAAATATAGCAGCCAATCTATTAAAGGCTAAAAACAAAATATTTAAAGATACCAGCATACCCTTGATTGGAATAAAAGATGCTGAAACCATTAAAGCTAATAGACTCATTGAATTAAATGTAGCTAATAAATTAAAGGGTTGGTACAGGATTACATCAGCGAATCATAGCTTAAGCAATAATAAGCATAATGTATCAATTAGTTTGGAGTGGTGATATGTGGGATATAGAAATAGCAAAGCAACTTAAAAAAAGAGATTTAAAGATGCCATTGGGTCCACTATTAGGAAAAGTTATTAGTATAGATCCAATCAATATCTCTATATTAGGTGATAAAGTTATACTAACTGAGAAACAATGCTATTTATGTAGTAACTTAATTGAAGCACATAAAAGAAAAGCAGATTTGAAAATAGAAGGGTATAGTGTTGGAGCAAGTGCAATAGACAGCAGGGGAGATAGCATAAGTACAATTACCATAGATAACAAAGAGGATTACAATGCAGAAATAACATTTAAAGAACTGCTTAAAAAAGGTGATATGGTGCTTTGTTTGCCTACATCAGATGGACAAACATTTTTTATTATAGATAAGGTGGTGAGTATATAATGTTTCCTGAACTTTCACCGCAATTACAAAATAATACTGAAGAATTAGAGGCTGCTAAATTAGGTAAGTCTTTTTTATTTGACTTTAATACTGGTGATTTTATTACAAAGGATGGAAAGCTGCAGGTCATATCAGATGTTGAAGCTTTGAAAATAAGGATAGAAAAGGTTTTAAAAACAGAAAAGTTTAAGTTTAAAATATATGATACTGATAAAACAAACAAGTATGGCATTACAGTAATGGACCTCATAACAAGTGGTTATCCTCAGGCATTCATACAATCAGAAATACAGAGAGAAATTACAGCAGCTTTGCTTGTAAATCCAGAAGTCTTAAGCTTAGAAAACTTCATTTTCACTAGAGAAAAAAGAACTTTAGTAGTAAATTTTGATGTTAATAGTATATATGGCACAACGGGGCAGGAGGTGAAATTCTAGTGGTAGATAGCAAAGAAATTATTCAAGACAGAATGCTTAGCAACATATCTGATGAGTACGATAAAACAGAAGGTAGTTTCTTTTATGATGCTATAAAACCAGTTGCTATAGAACTTGAAAATCTAGATATAAAAGCTAATGACATATTAAACAAAGGATTTGCAGATACAGCTACGGGTGCAGATTTAGAGAGAATATGCGGAGAGCAAGGTATTTATAGAAAACCAGCTACTAAGGCTACTAACATAGTAACCATTACAGGAACAGAGGCAGCACTTATAGTAAAAGGTGAGATGGTTGCAAGTGACAATGCCAGCTTCGTATTTACAGTAGATGATTTGGTTCCTGCTAATGGAATTATTAACGTAACAGTTGAATGTACAGAGTACGGCCTAATTGGGAATGTACCAGAAGGAACAATTAAATATTTCCCTAAGACATTAGAAGGTCTACAAACAGTAACAAATCCACAAACGTTTTCAAATGGCTATGATGCTGAATCAGATGAGAGTCTAAGACAAAGGTATTATGACAAAGTAAGGACTCCGGCAACATCAGGCAATAAGTATCATTACTTGAACTGGGCGAAAGAAGTCATAGGAGTAGGAGATGCAAGAATCTTCCCTCTAGCAAATGGACCTGGAACAGTAAAAGTTGTTATTATAAATAGCAACAAAAGAGCTGCAGATATCAATTTGCTTGATAGTGTGTTAGAACATATAGAAGATAGCAGGCCTATAGGGGTTACTGTTGATTTAGATTCTGCAGTTGAAAAGTCTATCAATGTCAGTGTAACTTTGGTTATAGATGTTAACAACTATACTTCAGAGCAAGTTGAAGCATCAATAGAGAGCAATTTGATAGAACACTTTGCATCCATAGCTTTTATAAATAGCTATGTGTCATATGCAAGTATAGGGAATATCATATTTAACACTGACGGAGTATTGGATTACAGCAATTTAAAAATCAATAATGGTACTATAAATATTGCAGTGGCAGATACAGAAGTTGCGGTATTAGGGGGTGTAACTATTGGATAAAGTTACACTCCTTTCTTATATGCCAGGGTATTACAGGACCTCAAAAGTAATTGATAACTTAAACAATGCGCAAGCATCTGAGTTAGACGGATTTAATGAAAAGCTAGAGAGCGTTGCAAGACAATTCTTCTTAGACACCGCAGATCTAACATTAGAAAGATGGGAAGCCGAGGTAGGCATTGAAGTTAAAAACAACTATGACATAGAGTTTAGAAAGTCCAGAATAAGAAGCAAATTAAGAGGTAAAGGAACTGTTACAGTAAATCTTATGAAGAATGTTGCTGAGAGCTTCGCTAATGGCGAGGTTGACATTATAGAAAACAATCCAACTTATAGTTTTACTGTGAAGTTTGTTGGCTCCAAAGGGATACCTCCAAATCTTGATGATTTAAAGGCAGCTATAGAAGACATTAAGCCTGCCCATTTAGCAGTTCTATATGAATTTACCTATACATTATGGAGCGAGGTAAAGAATATTACATGGGCAACTGTTAAAACAGGTACATGGGGTCAATTAAAAACAAGAGAGGTGATATAATTGCCAAATTTAACAGAAAATCTAGGGTTAAAAAAACCACTAGATACCGAAACAGCTGATATTGCTATAATAAATGAAAATATGGATAAAATCGATGCAGGCATCAAAACTATCAAGGATCCTAACATAGTTGACGTTAATGGCAACGAGGTACTTAAATTTAGCAACATGAGTAATGCTGTAGATTATCTACAAATAATTAATGGCAGCTCCATTGCAGAACCAGGCATCATTGCAGCTGGGGAATCTGCTGATATTAACATTAAACTCGCACCGAAAGGATTAGGTAAAATTCGTGTAATAGCTTCTAATGCAACACATTTTATAATGGCAACTGTTGCAAATGCAGTTAATTACTTGCAGGTAAAATCTGCAATAACAGCAAATGCGCCTACAATAGAAGCATTAGGTACTGATGCAAATATAGATGTAAATATAAAACCAAAAGGTACAGGGAAGTTAAAAGTAAACAGTAGCGATGTAGCTTTAAAATCAGATATCACTACACATGAAGGTGCAGCAGACCCACATACACAGTATACGCTTGATACAGACTTTGTTGCACATACGGCTGATAATGTGGCGCATGGCAATAAAGTTTATACAGCAGGTGGCACAGCAAATGCTATAACAATAAATACTGGTGGTGCGTTTAAATTTGTACAAGGTGCAAAATTAATGTTTAGGGCAATTGCAACTAACACCGGAAGTGTAACAATTAGCGTAGATGCCATTGGTACTTTATTAATTCTTAATGTTGTAGGTGAAAGTGAACTTGCCGCAGGCACAATTAAGATTAATAAATATTACGAGTTAGTTTATGACCCTGCAAGAAATCCGCATTTTTTCTTATTAGCTAGAGCATCTGGAAATGCCGTTGCTGGTGATGTTCTAGCAGGTAAAACAGCAAGCACAGATGCAGGGGAAATTTTAGGAAATATACAAATTAGAGCAGGAGATACAGGAAGTAACGCAACAGCTTCGGGTACTGGTGATATATTTATTACAGTACCGAAAGGCTATTATGATGGGGATGATAGGGTTTTTGCTTATGATGCAGACTTTATATCCCCAAATATCCCATTAGGTAAAAACATGTTTGGTTTAGAAGGTACAGCAATTATTGCAGGAAATCCAGATAAGTTTCCAGTACCATCTGGAAGTACAACATGGATGCAAGGCTATCGTAATCAGCCATATGTAGCTTCTTATGTAGAGGTAACGGCAGGTTATATGAGAGTAAATTCCAGTGCATTGGGTGAACAGTATGTTGTTACATCACAAACAGTTAATTTAACTGGTGTAAAATATATAATTGCTTCAATCAAAGAAGAAGCAGGAAATATTCCCGGTTCTAATATACTTGGAGTATCTACCACACAAATCACAAACACATTTGTTACAAATACTTCTGCCAATATTAGTAGTGGAAGTACAACAATGCTTGTTTTAAATGTAAACAGTTTAAATGGATTGCATTATATACAAGTTGGTGCTAAATCTCTTGACAGTGGTGGTTCGAGAGTATCGTATATAAATGATGTAAAATTAGTATATGGTAATTAGAAAGGAGTGTTTACATGTCGAATATAGGTAGCAGGATTATTTTCGACCAGGACGGAGAAGTTGTAATTGAACTTGCAGAGAGTCCTTATGCAACGCCACGGAAGGCGATAACTAGTTTGGACTACATAGACTTAGAGTTTGGGGAAATAAACTATGTCAGGTTTAAGGTTATAGGCGTTGACTTAGTAACACGAAAACCCATATTAGAGGAAATTGTTAGGGATAAAACGCCACAAGAGCAAACTATCGAGGACTTAGAGAACCAATTATTACTAATGGCAGATAGTACGGAAGGAGGTATTTTATAATGGGAATTAATATGGTAGTAGTAAGAATAGCAGCAGAAAGAATCTTAAATGGCGGCATAAACCCAAAGACAGGCAATGTGTATGTGCTTGATGATATAACAAATCCTGATTATAGACTCGCTGTAGAAAATTATATTCTAGAGCATACAGAAGATGTTTAGAACGTAATTTTGGATAATTTTGCGACGTAAACATTGTATTATTTTGGAATATATAGGATAATTAGCGCAGTACAATGTGGAGGTCGAAATGAAGAAATACTTAGAATGGCCAAAGAAACCAGAAGTTTTACAGACAACTCCAAAACCACCAAAGGAAATAAAGGAGCTTACTTAGGTAGGCTCCTTTTGTTATGACAAAATCTAATGAGGTGAATTATGCAAGAGTGGATACTTAGATATTGGATTGAAGTTATATTTGGACTTACCAGCGCAGGTTTAATTGCTGGATACAAGAAACTATCAAGTAAAGTAAAAGAGCAGGACGCTATTAAATTAGGCATACAAGCCCTGCTCAGAGATAGGATTATACAATCGTATAATCACTACCAGGATAAAGGTTGCTGCCCCATATATGCTTTGGATAATGTTACTGCATTGTATATTCAATACCATGCTTTGGGTGGCAATGGAACTGTTACAGAGCTTGTTGAAAGGCTTAAAGACTTACCAACAGATATAAAGAAAGGGGCAATGTGATATGTTAGAAAAATTAGCAAAGTTAATTGATGTAAAAAGCATTTCAACCTTAATGCTTGTATCAACGTTAGTTTATATGGTGATTAGCGGAAGAGCTATAGATGAAAAAGTGTTTTTACTGTTTAGCAATGTAACTACTATGATAGCCACTTATTTTTTTACAAAAAAGAAAGTAGGTGAATAATAGTGAATAATATTAAAATATCTCCAAACTTTTCACTCCATGAATTTCAATGCAAAGACGGCTCACAACTTGTAAAAATTGACGAAAGATTATTAGTATTACTTCAACATCTAAGGGATAAGGTGCAAAAACCTATTTCAATAGTATCAGGATATAGAACACCAGAATATAATAAAAAAATAGGTGGTGCGCCAAAATCACAGCACATGGCAGGAACAGCAGCAGATATAAAAATTGATGGATTAACACCAAAAGAAGTCGCAAAACTAGCAGAAGAAATCGGTTTTGATGGTATAGGCGCATACAAAACATTTACTCATGTTGATGTAAGAGGGTTTAAGGCAAGGTGGTCAGAGTGAAATATTCTAAAGTAGCTTCAACTCATGTAGTAGAATTAGATCCTTTGGATTTAAGGATATCTGTACATGATATGGCAGCTAATAAGATGCCATTAAAAAATATGGTTACTCCTGGATTTATCACCTGGGATGCGGTTTATGAAACTGGTAAGAAGACTAATAAAGTAAAAGCCGTACCTATTAGCATATTAGCAAGTGAGGGTAAAATAATCTGCAACAGGCAGCCACATATTGACCATCTAAGCCTACCATATCCAGCAGGAACATTAATAGTCTATCGTGATGGCAAAGTAGCTGTAAAGTCAATTACAGACCTGAACCAAGAGATAAATGTTTGGTTCGCAGTAGGTGGGTGCTCTATACTTCCTAAAATCTGCATGAAAGAAGAAGGTTTCTGCAAAAGAAAATGCAGAGACGGTATCGTAAGAGACTTCTCTGATATAGGCAGAGTAACAAGCCGACCTGTAATAGGATATAACCCTAAAGCTAATAAGATTATTATAGCAGTAAGACCTGATAGTAATATTGCAAGAGGTAGGCAAACATTATTAAATTTAGGTTGTACAATGGGAATCACCTTAGATGGTGGTGGTTCTACAGTACTTAAAGTAGGCGGAAAAAGCTTAATCAGTACAACTAGACAATTATATTCCGTTATTTCATGGGTGTAGCTTCGGCTGCACCTTTTTTTATTTGTTCAAGTATGGTAATGTTAGGTTAATATATTAAAAATTGGAGGTTATGATATGGGTTTGTTTGGTGTGAAGAAGCCTGCTGATAACGGTGAAATTATATCATTTAGAGGCACTCATTCCGAGGGATTAGGATTGGCTAGTTTGGTGACTGCAAAGTTGCAGCTTTTTCCTGATAAACTAATTATTGAAGCAGCAAACAAAGATAAAACTACATTTGAAATTCCAAAGGATAGACTTGTAAAGGCAGAAGTGATGATAGAACAGGAGACGTTTGAGAAGGATAAGAGTGTTATGGGACGTGCGATAGTAGGCGGCCTACTGCTTGGTCCTGTAGGAGCTGTGGTTGGAGGTATAAGCGGGACCGGCAAGAAAACATCAAAGAAGCCTCCAGAAATATATCTTCTAGTCGATTATATTAATTCTGAAGGGAAAGATGCTCAGATTGCTGTAAAAAATACGATTGATGTTTTTAAGATACACAAATTTGTTTCTGAATTCAATAAATTAACTTTTGATAGTAAAAATGTGAATGGAACAGTGGTTTTATAAAAAAAGTTTTCATCTATATAATCTTATTACATGGGGTGTAGCTCGGCTGCACCTTTTTTATTTTGCTGTTTTAATGCAAACATATGTTTGGTATAATTAACTAAAATGTGAGTGTGGAGGGATGGCATGGCTGGTGAGAAATATCATGTTGAGTGTATAGCTACGTTTGATCCAAAAGGCGGTATCAGACCTAATAGAATAAAGTTTGAAGATGAAGAAGGGGTCCATGTTATTAAGATTGATAAGGTTATAGAGCAAGATTTAAAAAATACATTTGGCACAATGAATGGTAATCAAAATAAAGCTTATACATTTAATTGTCAATCAATAATTGAGGATACATTAGTATCTTTTAAGTTGCAGTATGACCAGCAATCATGTAAATGGCATATGCTTAAGGTGGGTTAGAGATATTATAAAAAGGATTTTAATCATCTTACATAGAATAATTCCATAAAATACTAGTGTGGGGTGATTTATATGCCTGAGAAGATACTGATCAGTTTTAAGCAGACAGATCTTGAGCAAAAGATTATAAAGTTTCTCAAGGAACAAAGCGCATTAATAGGTCCTAGTGCATATGTAAAACAATTAATATATGAAGATATGTTGAAGAAAAGCCCTAAAGAAGAATAGGGCTTATTTTTTTTACCAATTTAGTAATAAATATATATACATAGATATATAAATATAACAAAGGATATACGAAACACACAACAAGTAGTATATACAAATATATAAAAGGAGGTAAAAGTATATATGATTATTGGATATGACCAAGGCTATGATAAAACAAAGACATCTGAAGGCATAATATTTCCTTCAAGAATAAGTACACAAGAGGATATTATGGGAGATGGTATGCAACTAAAGCTTGATAATAAGACCTTTGTTGTAGGTGAAGGCAATATAGAAGTTGACCTTAACAGAATAAATAAGGAAATTACGAAAGTCTGTTTATTGGCAGCTCTCGCAAAGTCGAGCAATCAAAGTGATTTTCAAGTTGTTGCAGGACTTCCATTAGGACTCTTTAACTCACAAAAGGAACAAATGAAGGAAATGTTGTTAAGCAACAGGTATGTTGAGTTTGAACTGAATAAACAAAAGAGGGTAATTTCAATTACCAAAGCAGAAGTGTTCCCTCAGTGCCTTGGAGCTCATTATTCGCTTGATTCCATAGATGACACGGAGGACAGAGTTTATATAGATATAGGAGGGCGCACAGTTATTATTGCATTGCTGCAGGTGGTTAACGGCAAAAGAAAAGTAACACAGCACTCAACAATATATGAGGGTACTCTTACTTTATTCTCCAAGATGGTTGCAGCTATTAATTCTAAATATGAGACACTATTTGAGATTGAAGATGGAGAGAGAATTCTAAAGAATGGTTTGAGCATATATGGAGAAAGACAGGACACAGGCTTTATAAGATGCATTATAGAAGAGCATACAGATAAGATCCTAAAGGAACTACTACTTAAATATCCGGCAAAAACCGCTAAAGTGATTTTGGTGGGTGGTGGAGCATACGTATTGAAGCAGTTGTTTGATAAGCGAATACCAGGAATCAGTATCATGACAAATGCACAATTTGCAAACGCAGCAGGTTTTAAAAAGATAGGGGTGAGTTTATGGCAAAGGTATTAGTAAGCTTTAAGAAAAAAGAAAAAGAATTATTTGATAAGGTAGTAGAGCAGGGAGATAAAAGCAATTTTATAAAGGATGCACTTAAGTTCTATTTGAATCACAAAGACCAAAAAATAAATATTACCCCAGCTGTAACTGAGGTAAAGAGTGAGGAAATTATTGATATTCTTGAAAGCATATAGTATGGCCATAGCCGCGTATACTGCAGCTCCAGCGTGCAAGCCCGCTTGCGCTACGCAATATAGCGTATGATTGAAATTTACAAATTATGCTAGTACACCTCGAATAATCTAATGATAAGCCAATTCTATAAGATAAAGCACTCCTGATGCTGCTATGCAGCAACCGCCAAATATTATAAATCCCATGATATCACCTCAATTATATTATCTACAATAAGGAGGGTTTTTATGTATAAAAAACTATTAGTGTTTCTACTAATTGCTATATTAATATTAACTACAACTGTTAATGCTACCAGTGGAGATGATGACTTCTGGAAGCTCCTTACAGCTTTTAGAAAAGGTTTGTTTTGGGTAGGGATTTTTTCCAGTATCTATGGATTGTATTTACAAATGCTTAAACATGACGATAAAGGTAAGAAACTTGTAATAACCTGCGTGCTTACCTATATCGCAAGTTATGTGGTGCCAAATGTATTCGTTATGATTGATAAAACCTTTGGGAGGTAGGTGCGGTGTATGTGGGATATGATAGATAGCTTAAAAAGGTTCAATGAGTCCACAAGAGAGTACTTCGACATTATAAAAAGTGTATATCACTATATTACCCATCCAAAGGAGCTGTTGCTTTGGTTATGGAACACTGCAGTTAATCTTAGCTTTTATGTATGCCTATCGATATTCTGTATCAGTTTAGTTGTTTATCTCTTAGGGGTAAAGAAGGCTAGGATATATGCTCAGATGGCATTCTTCGTATACTTGACAATCATGATATTCAATAAGGTGATGTAGCATGAAGTGGATGAAAGCAAGCGAATTCTTTAAAATCTATAATCCAAAGTACAGCATACTAAAGATAATTCCTGATACCTCAATAAGAAACTATGACAGCGAAAATATAGCAAGGGTTATATGTAATATGTATAACCTTCCTATCGATAGACTAAAGTTTAAGAGTCACCAGCTTACCTATAGGCTGCCAAATAAAACAGCATTTTTTATAGATATAAGTTTGAAAGAGGTAAGCTTTTATATTATTACTCCGGAAGAGTTTGAAAAGTTGGTATTAGAGAAGTGTAGCAATACATGGCCAAAAGCTACCATACAAAGAGTTGCAAAAGTGCCGATGTTCTCAAGTAAAGCTGTGAAGCATGAACTGGTATATCGAAAAGAGGATGCTCTAAGCCTTAAGGTTGATAAAAAGAGTAATGAGCCGCTGAACAGTATTTTGAATGTAATTGATATTATGGAACAGGATGATCGAGTAGGGGTATTATATAACTTCATGCCGACTAATCAATCCGCCTGGTACAATAAACACCGTGATACTATGGAGAAGATAAAAAAGAATACTCCAATTGATAAGCAAAAACTTAATATTGGCTATATGATGATGTACCTAATAGATGAAATTATGAAGATATTCATTATGACTTTTGAAGAAATGGCCAATTTCATAGGAGATGGCAAAAATATAACTGAAGGACGTAAGGATGAAGGTCCAGGTATGCAGCTGTTTAAAATGCTTTCTGCTACAACCTTGAGAAAGTCAGATAGAAATATATTAGATGCACAGATGCTGGTGATCAGTGAGAGCCAAAGCGAAACAAGAGCTAAGAATAATGCTATAGCGGTATGCGAGAGTTATAAAACCTTGTCGGAAGATAACAGCCTTTCATATAGAGCTGTTAAGTGTGTATATAGTATAGAGGACTTCAAAATCAAAGGTGTATCCACTAACATTATCAGCACAGAGGAAGCTTCTAACTTAATTCAAATACCGGGGAGGACATTATTGCAACAGCACTCTAATATTGAAAAAGTAGATGTGCTTGAATCTCCAATACCAGAGGAAATAAATAAAGGATATATATACCTTGGAGATGCCACATTTAAAGGCAAAGAATACCCTTCCTATCTGCCGGATGAGTATAACCTTGGGAATCTACCATTGACGATTGTGGGTCCTCCTGGTTGTGGGAAAACTACTTATATTGCTAACTATGTAAAATATGCTAGGAAGCGCAAAGAAGCAGTAATAGCTATTGACTTCATAAAAAATTGTGAGTTATCAGATGATATTGAAAGAGTAGTGCCAAAGGAAGATCTCGTTATCATTGATTGCTCTAACGAATCTCAACTACAGGGTCTTGGGTATAATGAGATCAAGCGAACTGATAAAAGTGATTTTGAGAGACTTAAGGCTGCTAATCTCATGGCTGAACAGACATTGGCTTTAGTTGATAGTATCAACAATGAAGGTCTTCCACTTACCTCCAAAATGCGCAGATATTTATCTGCAGCATGCAACGTAGCTTTTCTCTTTGATATAAATATAAAATCAGCTATAATGTGTCTTCAAGATTATAGAAAGAGACAGGAATACATTGATGCAATACCAGAGTCTATGAAGGTGCTTCTAGATGAAGAAATAGGTGCGCTTGAAGAACTAAATGAATATACCATTGCAAAGGATCCTGATACAAAAGAAGTTCTATCTGAGCTAACTGGAACAAGAGATAGCAAGATTGATGGGATACTGGACCGTATAAACCTTATCAGAGAAAACATATATTTAAAATACATGTACAGCAAAGGCTGCTCCAACAATATTGACTTTGTTCAGGCAATGGAGCAGGGCAAAGTAATCCTGATCAAGATGCCAGAGGACACCTTCGGAAGCAAGATGGTTAAGAATGTGTTGGTAACGTATTTCTGCAGTAAGATAATTTTAGCAACCAAGATAAGAGGGTCTATGCATAATCAACCCACACGCTGCCATGAAATAATTGATGAACTATATCAAGCTCCAACTGCAGCTAGGCTTATTAAAGAAACAATTAACCAGGTGCGTAAGTTTGGGAATAAGTATGTATTCAGCTGCCACTACCTCAATCAGATTGGTACATTGAAGGAAGAGCTTAAGAGTGGTAACAGCTCATATATGCTACTGCATGGAGCAGATAAGACAGTATATAAAGAACTTGAAGATGAATTGAAACCATATGAGATAGAAGACTTATTGAATTTGAAAAGGTTTACTTCTTTAAATTTAATTAAATATCAGAAAGGTTATGCAAAATTTATTAGTAAGCTGCCAAAGCCAGTATAAATGAAGGAAACTCACAAATTTCGATTATAGAATAAAATCGTGAGTGTTGACAATACTACAAAATATGCGCTAATATATTATTTAATTAAATATAAATCCATGTGCATACATGGCTTATCAAGAGACATAGTTAGTCCATGTGTGCCTAAATAAATAACTAAAAACAATAAGAGTGGAACTCAAAAATTCCACTCTATTTTTATATCCTCATTATCTATAAATATTTGTTTGATTAGAAT